GTATATTCTACTTTACATCTATATTATTAAACTGCAGAAGAGGGGTTCTTCTGTCAGTTAGACTGTCTAGCTGCCTATCAACCTAACATGGAGGTAACTCTTATGTTAACCGAGAAACAAATCTTGGTACTGAAAGGCTTATTACTGATATCAGTGACTATCGGGTTAATGACAGTAATTAGCATTATTCAGAACACGACATTGTTCCTACTGAGTGACATAGAGAGTTCTGCTTTTATGGACGTAGTAGTATTGTTCATTAAAGCGGTCTCTTATCTATTGAAAGGCGTTATCGTCTTCTTTAGTTGTCTATTCATGTCTGGACTAATGTCTAGATACGACAGTCTTGAATAAAGACTAGCTATAAGGGTAGTCTTATCTTCATAGCTAGGGCTACCCTTTCGCTCTAATAAGGAGGTTTCTTCATGTTAGCTCGCCTACTGGAATTATTCAATATCCATTTCAAAAAGAACACTAAAATCGTTATGCTCTGTATAGAGGGGCTCTTAGCCACCATTTCACTTTGCCGTCAAATCATGGAACTTAGACCAGAAGGGGTATTTGGCTATTATGCCGTCACTATACTCGGCATTCTGTTTATCGCGTGCTACTTAGGTGCTATAGGGTACAATATCCATGAAGTCATTAAAGATAGGTCCTTTATGGATACCTACGGTGACGTATTCGATGCACTCCTTAAGTAGTTTAAACAATACAGTACTCTCTACTACCCGAATGTGGGTAGTAGAGAGTCTATCTTTCAATACATGTTTTTTAAATACTCAATCTCTTCAGTGTAATAGGGTTTCAATTCGGCTATCTTGTAGTCATTGAATACCTTACCATTGATCACTTGTTGTAATTCGTACTTCATTCTCACCACGTATTCTTTATTCACTAACCTATCTTCTCTAGCAGGTGTCATTAAACAGTGTTTAATAAACCGGCTACAAGCTAACAAGTAAACCCACTTGTTATTTCGAGTAAGAAAGGTTTGTGGTGTGTCGTTAAAGTCACGAGCACTAACATCATCTACACCAATCACGTTATCGCAATAGGTTTGGATGTTAAAGCTGTTCTTACGACACAATTCAAATACCGATTTAATGTTGTCCTCAGCTTCTCTAAAGTTGTTATTGATGTAGAATGAGGTTCCTACGTAATCAATTGTCTTAGGCATGAATTCATCAGTCATTAGACAGTGTTGATTGATAACAACCTGATTGAAGTGAGAAGCCAAAGCATTAGGCAACACCACCATACCTAAGAAGTAGCCCACATCAGGTACTTCATGGCTGGGATTAACCATTTTAATCTTCTTGTGGTGTCTATACCAGGCTAAGTACTGCATGTGCAATAGGTTAATATCGATTTCGATAATACTTAGTCCTGGAGACTCCACGTAATTCTTAGGGGTCATGAGGTTAAAACTAAAGTGGGTTTGGTTATGTCTCAGTATCCTAACAGGAACCATCTCACTCCAATTGCTTTTAATATTCTCCCACTTCCAGTTATTGTCTACCTGCACAATAACCTCAGTTGAGTTGATGCCGTAGAAATTACCGTAAAATAGTTTTCCTATTACCCTATCTGATGTGAAACCAAAAGCATTACCGTGCTTAAATGCTCGGTTGTATATATAGGTTTCTACGTATTCATCCGGTAATGCCTTAGGCATACCGAAGGATTGAATGAGTTTATAGAGGACGTGATTGGATTGTACGTAGTAATAGTTATTGCGATACCAATTCAATGCCCTTTGTAGTCTTCTGTCCAATAGTCGATTAGCAAACCCTAGTTTATATAACCTAGGATTCTGAAAACGGCTCTTTATACCAATTAAGTTAAACATGTTGTATAGTAACCTAAATTATATAGAAAATGGAGGGATTTTAGTCATATGCTTTTTGCACCCTATCACTGGATAAGAAAGTTTATCAGGTGCTAGGTGCTATATATGATGAAAATCACTATTGTCTCTTCCTAAACCGAAGAGACGCAATGGGAGAGAATATCTCTCGCTTTTGAAACAGTCTACTTTTACCCTATTTTAGCCTCTATCCTTTCAATAGGGTGGAGGTCTATACTACAGTATGTTTTCTCTATACTGTAGGCTAGTTTGATATAGAGACGTATTCCAAAGGAATACGCTCTGCAGCGACTAGACCTCTGGTCTAGTGAGCTATGGCTACTAAACCTAACTGGGATTGTATTCCAAATAAATTTAGTACTATATCATTATCGTGTAAATGGTAGGGAGAGCTTTCTAATTAGAATCCACTTCCTTATTTACAAAAGTCGACTCTTGTATTAACCAGCCTAATTTAGTAAAGGAAACCTAAAAATGGCAATTATCGATAACCAAGAAAACAAAAAGAACCAAGCACCTCAAGCTCAGGCTCAGCAGCAGCAACAGCAGCCTGAAGTGAAAGAGGTTAGTCCGCAGGATACCGGTGAAGTGAAAAGCTACTTCTCTGGCGCTTCCAAATTCATGTTCTCCGACCAGGGTACTGTGTTCGGCATGAACCTGGATGTGATTAACGATGGTCTGATGAAATTGGAGAAAACCATTGACGAAGTGGTGTCTACCCGTATCTCCAATGCCAAAATCGAAATCGGTGCGATTCCGCTGGACCACCACAACCACCGTCTCCTGCCGCTGGATGTGATGTTGATTGTCGCTCGTCGTCGTGACATTAACGCTATGGCTGTATACGCTATTGCCATCGCCAATTCCGATGACGTATTGACCACCATCCAAACAGATGAAATCAATGGTCGTCGCTTTAACGTGGATATGTTCCCGTCCCAAATCTTCAACGAAAAAGAAATCAAAGCCTTGTTCGTTGAGAAAGCAAAAGAGAAATACGGCAATGAAGATGTCGTGTATGCCGGTGGTTCTATCCTGTATGCTGACCAAACCGACTTCACTGACCAAGATGTTGTACTGAAAATCTTGCTCAATGCCGTGGCAGCTGACATCACTGCTTCTTTCGCTCAAGAATCTCGTGCCATCGGTCGTGTAGTAGACCTGAACATCGGTCAACACGATAAAGAAGAAGAACTGGTTTGCGAACGCAAAATCATGAACGGTACCGTACTGGACGAATACAGCCGTCCGATTCGTGCCGACTTCATGTTTACTATTAACTCCAACAACCTGTCTACGGCACCTAACGGTAAATTCAACACCCAAGTGGCTTCTAAAGAAATCACTTCAGTTACCGGCTTTATCGACGTGCTGATGGTTTCCCCGCAGAATGCTGTAAACGGTTCTCCCTGGTCAAGCACCACCTCTCCTTGGGACCGTATCCAGTATCAAGACCAGCAGGGTAAACCCAGCAAACAGATGTACGCCACTAACATCGTGTTCACTTCACTGAACCCCTCTCGTTACCAGTCTATTGGTAATATGGTTTGGTCTCTGGCTTGCGGTGTGGCTGCATCTTGGGATAAATACTGGTGGGTATGCGAAGGCCTGAATCCTTCTAACCAACCTCCGCAAACCAATATCCACAGCGTAGCTGGTTTGGGTTACGAAATCTCTGCAGCACTGCGTCTGCAAGAATTCGCTCCGCTGCCGGTAGATTCTCCTGAGTTCAATGCCCAGCAGTGGAATGACTACATTCAGGAATACTTCACTCCTCGCTTCTCCTTCTCTCTGGAAGTAGCTGAAGCTTCTGCAGGTCAGTGGAAATACGAGCCCTTCCTGCGTGCTGCTTACGAAAAAGAAGAAGACGTATTGAAAGTAGGTTCTGCTAACCACATTCTGTTGGCTCACACCGACCGTCTGTGCGATGGCAAGTTCCTGGAAATCTATCGTCGTATGGGTGGTAGCGGTCGCGTATGCCGTACTCTGGACCGTCGCGTAACCTTGATGGGTCAGTACCACAACTCCGTAACCAACACAACTCGTTCCATCCAGGACTTCGACCGTCGCTTCCTGTTGAATCTGGTGAATGGTCGTCCTGAACAAATGGAACTGGTACGTGATTGGACTATGGCTCAGGTAGAAGAAAACCTGAAACCTGAACAACGTATTGGTATCCAGCAAGAAATCGTACGTCAAGTAGCCGCTCATGCCAAAATCAATGGTTATGGTTTGCGCGTAGACTTCGAGGATATCTACATCCATGCTCTGTACGAAGCAATCGCTGCCGCCGGTATGGTATTGGTTAACCGCAATATCACTCAGCCGACTGGTCAGTTCTACTATGCTAACTACATTAACAACAGCATGTTGGATAACCTCGGTCGCTCTATCATGACTCAAGGCACCCAACGCCAAAGTAACTTCTCTGGTTTCTTCGGCTTCGGTGGTCAAGGGTCTGGCCGTTACTAAACGATGAATGAAATAGTCTCCTGCTCCTTCGGTAGGGGTAGGGGACTATTTTCTCATTTGCCTTTGATTTTTATTATAAGGCAAACCACTAGTTTGATTATTTGTTTTTACCCAGTTTAAAGACAAGTAGTCTAGGAGATAATGGTCTATTATCAATAGACGATGTTTAGTAAATTTAGGAGCAAATTGCATAATGGGAATCCATCTAGAATACGTCAATAGTGACCAGATATTTTACAATACCGCTTCTGCTAAAATCATCATTAACGACTTACCTAACCGCAGTAGTCGTGATAAGGATGCGGTAAATGATTTACTCATGCTCCAAGTAGGTGAACAATTCGATAATGTGCCCAGGTGTAGTTGTGGTGCGGTGTCTATGCGTATCTATAAAGGTGTTAGGTGCTCGCACTGTGATACCGTAGTAGAGGACATTGTATCCGATCACCTGGATAATAAGATCTGGGTACGTAGTCCACAAGGTGTGCCTGCTTTAATGAACGTGAAGATGTGGCATCAGTTGCAGCACTATCTTACTCGTTCTAATTATCGATTTAATCTATTGCAGTGGTTAACTGACCCTGATTATCGTCCCAAAATGACGAAAATGACTCAGCCAGTTATCCGAGCACTGGCTTCTCTAGATGAAGCTAACTTAAATGTAAGAAGCTATCAGCACTTCTACGATAACTTCGATCGTTACTTAGAGTTCCTTTTAACACGCCCTGAATTCAATACCAATTATAAAGAAAAAGGCATTGAGTTGTTGAATCTCTTTAAAGAGAATAAAGATAAGGTTTGGATGCAGTATCTACAGATACCGAATAGAGCACTGACAATTGTAGAGGCATCGAATGGTAAGAAGTACATCGATAACTCTACACCCATGTTGCTAAAAGCAGTGCGATTGATGGTAGGGATTGACAATGTGGAGAATTCACGTTCTTCATTAACGACTCGTACTAAATTAGCGAGAGCTTCTCGTTTCTTAACCTTCATGGGAGAGTATTACGATAGAGAAGTCAATCCGAACGTATTGGGTAGAAAACCAGGTGTAATCCGTAAGCACTTGATTGCTACTCGTTCTAACTTTACTGCACGATTTGTGGTGACCGCCATTACGAGACCACATGACCATGATGAGGTTATCTTCCCATGGTTTGGTTTCATGTCCATGTTTGCGCCGCACATTAAAGCCAAGCTTTATCACAAGCACAAGTTACCAGCTGACCGAATCATTAAAATCATGTCCGACTACAGACGGGTATATCACCCGAAAATCCATGCGATTATGTTGGAGCTGATTAAAGAATCAACTGCACCTAACGGTAAGCCTGGTATCCCTATCCTGATTAACCGACCCCCTACACTGAAACATGGTTCTACGGTACTATTGAGATTAACCGATGTTAAGATTGATACCCGTGACTTATCAGCATCGACTTCTGGTGCCATTGCTCCGCTCTATAACGGCGACTATGATGGTGACGTCGAAACTTTTATGTATCCATTGGATAACCGTACTTCCAGAAGTCTACGTATGTTCGATGCTTGTTTCTCTGTGGGTAATCTAATTAATCCTTATATGGCAGACGGGGTAATGAACCTACCTAAACCGACGGTATTGTCTTTAGCAGTGATGGCTACTCATGAAGAGACTGCTACTAAAGACGATCAAGCGTTTATGTCTCAGTTTGCTGTGTAATGCGATTGAATAAGGAGATTACATGGCTATATTAATCTCAGGTGGACGAGACAACATGAGAACAGCCATGTATGGCGTCATGTCTAATGAGTCCATCAATTACATCCAAAACCGCATCAATTCCTTAACTGAACGCTATGGTGAAAGTGCATTTGAATTCCAGCAATCGGTACAACACCGTTTTGATACTGGGGCATTACGAGCCATTAACATAGCGAAGAATAGTTTAGAGTTTGCCGGTAGCATCTTCGAAGACAGTATCCGTCCTCTGTATACGGTAGATGAATTCCGATATGCTAATCCATTAAATCAATCTTACTTGTGTGCTATGCCTTATATTAACCAAGAGGTAAGAGCAGGTAGGTTAGAGGGTTGGGATTGTGAAGATAGGTATCCGAATCTACCTGGTGAGAGAAATCCGCTTTATCAGTCTGTCATGAGTGGTGTATTGCTCTATGGCGATGAAGGGGAAGATACCGGTGGAGAGGAAGTATTCCGTATCTACATGAATGAAGATTTGGATAATGAGAGAGAATTGCAAACCAATGAGAAACTCATGATTCGCTATAATTGGAATAGATTGTATAACCTAATCAATGGCGATAGTGAGGAGATAGACCCAACCAGTATATCTGGTGCTTATCTGTAAGAGAGGATAAAGAGACTACCCGTACTCGATTAGGTACGGGTAGTCTTACTCTTTTGATAGATTATTTTTTACACTGAGGTGACTAAATGCAGCAGAATAACTTCGATAGAAATGAGAAAATCGTACCGACACTAGATAGCGTGGGTTGGGTAACCAATAACGGTAGAGAGAAACTAGATAGGATTCTAGCTAACTTCTTCACGAGTGATGGTTCTCAATCTACTCTCTATTATCGCCAATTCCTCACCTACCAAGTACTGACACAGGAAAACGTAGGGGATGTAGAGCGTTTAGCCAGTGCTATTAAGACTTATTTAACTCAAGTCATTGGGCAATACTTCCCAGAGTGCAGTGTAGAGGTGATTCCGGTTACACTCAATAACGAAGAGAAAGCGATTAATGAGTTAACTGAATCAGCAGTAGGTCTACGACTCACCGTAGAAGTTCTAGATAATACGGATTATCTAAGAATGGATAAACCTATCGTCTACGATGGTGGGGTATTCAAGTACGTATTGGATAAATTCTCTAGTCGCTAATGAGGAATAATACAAATGGCTGAAATCAATCTACTAGAACAAGACAAATTAGAATCTACTGAAGCCCCTAAAACGGCTTTTGAAAGACTGAATGAATGGGTAAAACCCCATATTGAAACCATTAAGGAGATGAGAGCTGAGCAGTTAGCTCACCCTCCACAGATGCCTGTACACGAGTATATTGAGCATTTCTTAGCCCTACACTGTGGTTTTCAAGAAGATGATGCTAAGTACAACATGAACGACTGGATAGACTTTGCCGGTAGTGTATTCATGCCGGTAGACCTAATTGACAGTACCGGTACCATTGTCGCTCAAGTACCTTCTTTGGTACCTAGTGAATTCTTTGTCTTAACCAATGAAGACAAAGACCCTTTAGAAGGTAGTGAGACACTGGGTAATACCATGGATCGCTTAGATCAATATTCCCGTACCTATAAAGAAGCAGCTGAAAGAGAGAGAATCAATTTCCTGGACATGCTCTCTTCTCGTGTAGACAATAAGGTAATGAATGAGCATCGTGCTAAATGGACAGCCTTCTTTGAAAAGATGGGTATCCTGAATCCAGACAACTACCGTAAGGTATTAGGTGGTGAGGAAGTTGCTAAACCAGAAGAAAAAACGTCCGTAAATACGACTAATGTGGAATTCACTTTTGATGAAGATGAATAGTCTGGACAACACAGAATGATTAGACCATTAAAGATAGTGGCCTGGGGTGACGTACACATGTGTCACTCCACCACTTTCAGTGAAAAGATATTCGAGGAAATCAAGCATTGTTTTCCTTATAACAAATGGGCCTCTTCTATTGACATCATGATGCTGGATGGTGATTTTTGGGATAAACTCATGCCCAATAACCATCCGGATGTCTACATTACTAAAGAAGCCATTATCTACATCTTAGAATGGGTAAAGAAACACGACATTACTTTACTCATTGTCGATGGCACCCCTTTGCATGATGCTAACCAAATCCAGTGGTTTCTGCACTTGAATGAAACCACTGGAATCCATGCTGATATTGTCTTTGCTGACGATATCAGTATTCGATATGTCTCTAAGTTCGATATCCATGTACTCTTTATTCCAGATAGACCTCGTTCTAAACCTGAGGATACCTTTAAGAGAGTACAGGAGCTATTAAAAGAAGAGCAATTAGAGAAAGTAGACTTAGCTCTAATGCACGGGTGTTTTCAATACCAAATACCGGAAATTGCTCCCGAACACAAGCACAATGAGAGTGATTACTTCTCAGTGGTAAAAGGACCCATTATCATTGGGCACATCCACACGCATTCTACCAATAAACAAATCATTGCTCCCGGTAGCTTCTCTAGATTAAAACATGGAGAAGAAGAAGCCAAAGGTTTTGTAGAGGTATTGGTACAACCTAGTGGTGACTTTAGGGCTAAGTTTATTGAGAATAAAGAAGCGACTATCTACAAGACAGTGATTGTTACCGGATTGGATTTAGAGACTTCTTTAGAGAAGATAAAGAGAAATATTGAAAATCTACCTACTGGTAGTCGTATTCGAATCGTTTGTGAGAAAAACCACCCTCTAGCCAGTGATAAGACATTCATGTCTCTAAAGACTAGTTATGTCCAGTTTATGTTTTCCTTAAACGTTAAGGTAGACAAAACCGTGATTGCTGAAGATAAAGATGTATTCTCTACCGAAAACGAATACGTTCCATTGATAATCAATAACAAGAATATTGAAGAATTGATTGTTAATAAGCTCAATCAGCTCAATACCGAGGCAGTTGTAGTGAAACAGCTACCTAAGTATTTAAGCCAAATCATTTAAAGGATGACCGTGAACCGCCTTGTCAATGAACGGGAGAGAGGACAGATTCCTCTCTCTATTGCTACTTCGTTGGCATTTGAATCGCTACTCAATATCCACGAAGAGATTAAACACGAGAAACCTATTTATTTAGAGAATAAGTGTATCTACATTAATGTCAAGACTCTTTACCGTAATCTCTACTATTCCATGAAAAGAGAAGACGTAGACCGAACCAGTGATAAGGACTTATACTTAGCTCTGGTCTCTGAAATAGAGTTAATTAAAGACATCTGTCGAAACGAGTGCCAAGGATTGGATTACTTATTCTATCTCCCTAACTATCAGGGATTAGAATCCATTAATAACGAAGTATTACTAAGATTGGATAATACGTCTTTACAGAAAACCTTTACCAATCGAATGACCAATTCCTTGAGCTTATTACTCAAGCAGTATAACGAAGGGATAACGGATAGTAAACAGTTGGGTAATGAGAACATCTACATCTTCAAGAACAAGATTACGAAGATGGATAATCGTAAGGTATTGATGTTGTCTCACTATACCTACGACTTAGTCGCTTTCCGTAACTTCAATCGTTTATTGCTATTAGAATCCCATACGGGACATGTAAAAGGTAGGGGTATGTGGTATACCAAGTACTATAATGGTAACAAACTACCTGAAATGCCGTTTCGACTAGACCTATTGACTATTCTAGGGGACAGTACTTTATTTAGGTGTAAGGTACCTGCCTTTAGAAGAACTTTAGTGGATTTAGCGACTGAATACAACTGGAGTAGCATTACCACTGCTACCAAGATTCGTGAGAACTTAAAAACCATTAAGAACCACGAGATTAGAGAACGTTTATTAGCTTGTATTTCTGGTATGTAGAAAACCCTCTAAATTGCTCTCAGATTCGATTTAGACTAAAAGGTATACAAACCCCTATCTTTATGTTTAATCGCAATCTGGAGTGATTCTAGATAGGCTAGAATCGATTTTAGTAGAGTTTACTCGTACTGGATAGCAAAATAAACCAAAGAATCTACAATTTTCGAGTATTTCTGAATAAGGAGAATACTCTACCTACTGAAGAGTAGGAGAGCGGAATCCTTTCTGTTTTGTATCTCATTTGGAGTTTTAACATGGCACAACAACAATTTGCCCCTAAGTATCGTAATAACATCACCCATACTCGTGTAATGTCACTGTGGGGTAAGAATGAAGAAGGTACCGCCGCTTCCTTCAATCTCTACATTACCGGCAATATCCTGCACCTGACGGTATACACTGGCTTGAATGAAGATAAACAAAAACGTCAATCCCGCATCAAGTTCGATTTTAAAGATGGTCAATTGGTTTCCTTCCTGACTGTCTTGGATACTTTGCTCTCTATGCAAGATATTCCCCTGGAAGGTAAGAAGATTTCCTCTTCTGCCGCTATCCATGGTTACATCAAAACCCAAAACATGTCTAAAGCAGAGCGTCGTGAGTTGGGTAAAGTAATTGTAGGTCGTGATGATAAAGGCATCTACTACATTACTGCCATTAACAATACTCACGGTAAAGTGAAGTTTAACTTCGAATTGGACCGCGATATTGTGCTCTACGATATCAACTCTCAAGACCCATTGCCCCGTGAGGAAGCATCCCGCCGTGTGATGGTGTCCTTTGTCAACAACGCTAAGCTGATTATTGCTAACGTATTGACTCAAGAGTACGTAGACAAAGAAGCCAATGAAGGTAAATCTAACAACAACTACAACCGTTCTAATTCTAATCAATCCAACAACAATCAATCTAACCAATCTGGTAATAACCAAGCTGCCGCTCCTGATAACAGTGATAGCGAAGACGACTTCTTTATGTAAATTCATTTAAGNGTCTAGGCTAGAGAGTAATCTATATTCTTCCGTATTATATCGTCTCTTAGGAATAATTCTAAAGTGTAGTACTAATATATACAGCCACTAAATGTAGATACAATCAAACTGATTTTGGGTCTATATTATCGTTTTGGTAGTGGGTAAGTAGAGTATAAATAAACCGACAATCACTTTGGCTATATCGGTTATGGTCATTGGGATTGATTTATTCTCTTCTCTATCCATTGCTATTTTTCCAACTATCCTTAAGGAATCTAGAAATGAGTCAACTAAGTTTCGAGATGGATGCCGCTAGAACCAATGTATTTGTTACTTACGGTAATGAAAACGTTAGGTTCTCGATGAACTATTACAAACGTAATAAACATCGTACAGAGCATGGTAACAATATCTCTCCATTCTACGAATTCAACGAATGGCTGAAGACCAAACCAAGACAATGGCAGGAGAATGTCTATCAGCACTACAAGAGAATTCGTAACATTATCGACGAAGAAAACGATGTGGAGGTAATGTTATCGAAGCTAAATGAGGCAACTGTCCAGCTATATTCTAATGTAAATCTAGACGAAATCGAGAATTGGGTAAAGCTACCTACTTCTCCTTGTAATGTTCCTACCAAGCCTACTACAAGCTACGAAAATACTCGTAAGAATCCGCGTGAAACGACTTACGTGTACTCGGATTACTTAGGTTTGGTGGTTTATTCTATTGCTCTACGATTTGTCGCGCCGATTTGGGGTGATATCGACAGTAGACTCTATAGCCAATACGGCAAAGACTATAAAGAAATCTACGCTAAGGAGATTCTGCATAAAACCTGTTTAGATGGCTGTGTAGCAGAGAATCGCTTACGTGAGTTCATGATTAATGCCAAAGTACAGGTAGACACCAATACAGTACTCATGTCTGGTTTGTCGGAGGATGATTTCTACAACTACATGCTGGCCATCATTATCCTGCGTAGACTATCTCTAGGTGATGTGTCTGGTAGTGACAATACCTATCGCCTGATTATTAACATCTACTACTACTTCCAGACGAAGATAAAACAAGTCGCTCGAAGCTATGGTAGTAATACCGATTCTGTTAAGTTTAAGAAGAATCCGGTAGAAGACAAGAAAACCAACTCGGATTCCAATTCCCAATCAGTATACGACGTGGGTTTCTCACGCAGTAAAATCTCTACAGACGACAAAGTCTTTCTGGAGTTTGCTGCTAAGGACCACGATAGGATTATCCAAATCGTAGAACCTGACTTACCAAAGGAGTTGTATTGGGAAGCAATTGATGCGATTCGAGTGAACTTCAATATTGATAATCTCTCTGGTATTCGGGAGTACATGAAACCGATTCAGGAGATTCAGTTGAACATCGTGAAATGGGTATTAGACGAAGCGATTAATCCAGTGATTTACGATTACTTGGATTTAGAAACCGTTATCGATTTATTGGGATTGACTTCAGTCATTCTGTGGCATCGTGGCTATTACGAGTTTGCTGCTCTAGTCTCTGCTATTGCCATTAATACCAATAGCGATGACTTCTTTATTGCCCCGACTTATCGAAGAAACATCGATTCTCACTTGTCCAATAGACTAAACAAAACCTATTGTTTAGGTGGGACGACCAAATCCGAGAAGCGAAACATGACGGCATTAGGCTGCATTGAGCTATTCGAAAAAGGCATCTCTCCGTTTAACTGGTACCTTACTCTACCGAGTAAGTGGGCTGATTCCGGTAAGATAGTCAATAAAGATAATCGATTGATTACGCAGTCCGATATTCGAGTACGAATCGCTGAATTGATGCTCGACATTGCTAACCGCCAGAAGCTAGTACCCGTAGAAGCATTCTAAAAACATTAAATCTTCAAAAAACCTCTTTAGGAGTAAACGATTAAATGGATCATTTTGGACCACAAAATACCTACGGTACGCCATTGGGTTCTAGAGTTACCTTTCAAATCGAATCATTACGACTGATTCGTGTTAACGGTTACCAGAACCAATACCTGCGTCCATTCGTTACCAGAATGAATGGTACCGTACAGGATAAGCTGGTGACCATGGTAGACCAGTTTAATGGTAAAGTACCGACCAATTACATTGCTTCCACTTGCAATGAGTTTATTATTCCGGCTGATAGACCGGAGACCAGTCAAGGTCGACCTATCGATGTCACTATTCCAAACGGATGGAATGAAGACCGTTACGTATTTATCATGATCATCACTACCTCCACTAACGGTATTACCGGTAGAGAAATGGTAACGGGTTATACGGATAGACGTGATGCCGCAGTAATGGGGCGAGAAATCAAGTTAGCCCCTGATACCGTATTCTACGTCAATTCCATTACTAAGATGGGTACCCGTCAGGTAAACAACTTCTACATCCCTGTAGTGCAGGACTCCTTCTCTGTATTTGGTGGAGGTATTGGTGCGGGTGCTTACAATAACAGTAGTCCCTGGAAGATGACTCCCCAGAACTTATTGCGTTCTACTTACGCATCAGGGATTGATGGGGTAACCGATATTCCGGAGAATACGATTATCGGTACTGACGATAGAAGAGTATCTCAAGTACCTTCTTTAGTATCTCGTAACTATAACTCGCCTACCCAGATGCTGTCTAAGATTGTAGAAGGTGCATTTGTAGCCACCATATTTAACAACAATACCTCGGGTTATAGTGGTGAGTCCGTAGCCAACCAAATCCGTGGTAGCATGGCTGACCCTTCTACCCATCACTCTGCTTTCCTCTCTGCCCTAACGAATGTGCAGAGCAGAAGGACTTCTACTTTCGATTGGAAATGGTTGTTGCAATTAGACCCAACCATTGATTATCGTGCTGAAGTCAGTGATGAGCATTACCAAACTACCCAGTATTCTGCTCCTTGGTTGTCACCGACCATTGAGACAACTATGGCGATTGTGGTTTCCTCCATGGTAACGAACCTGATGACCAAGTCATCACTCTCTTATATTGAGTTTAGTTCCACCAATACCATGGGTACAGCATTAACTGGGTACCAGCCTGAAACAGTAGTTTCGGACATGAGGGGTTTTGTTAGTAACTTAAACTTCTCTGGTTTGCAGTTCTCTACCGAGAAAGTCATCAGTGACGAATTAGGGCCTATCTTGTCGCAGAATAACGAGTTACCTTATTTCATTCACGTGAAATGCGACTTGAATACCGATATCGTTATCGAAATCCAAATCGGTAATGGGATTAAAGAATTATACGTATTCCCCTCATTCAGTGACTCTAGTATCTCCCCGATGCTTACGGTTAACAGTGAGCGCTATCGTAATAATAGCCGCGATATTGGGGAATTGATTCATTCGGTAGAAGACGTAGTAGAAGGTAAAATGGGTAGCAGTGCTCAGGTTAATCCCATGGGGCATCCGTTTACCAACGTCAATACCCAGATGAATTACGGTCAACCTCAAACAGAGTTTCATGATTACTCCGGTAACACCATGAACAAATACTAAGCAAAGGAAACCTGATAATGAATATGTTGGAAGTGTATCAACATGTCCTGAATACCTGTGGGTATCTCGTGGACGAAGAAGGAAGAGTACGTAAGGAAGTAAATGATAAAACCTTCCCCGTATCGATTGATATTGAAGGTGAAAGCCGTATTGTGGTATTGCCTACTAGGGCTAACCTGACTTCTCCTGATATCTTGCGTTTCGTGGTATTCCACCCGATGCAAGAGAACCTGATGCGTGGTGAGTCCAAACTCTTGAGCTTTATTCGTAAAGAGCTGAATCGTCGTTATGGTACTTCACTGGCTTACTTGATGAATGAATTAGTTAAGATTTCATCTGGTAGCGTTAACCACACTGAATTGACTCCTGCCCAGCGGGATATCATTTCTCGCTTTGGTAAGACAGACCAGAAGTTCCAGGACTCCTTCTTTAAGATTATTATCGCATTAGGTAAGTCTCGTTCTAAGAACAATACGGTAGCAACGCTGTCTTTGCGTAAAGGCTTCACGATTGATAGTACTTCATTCTCTCGTGTGGCTATCTGGTCATTCCCTCTGGCTGATGAAGTCTATAAAGTCATCGACGAAGTCAGCAAGAAGAAAGACTATCAACCTAAGATATTCGGCGTGCCGGTACGTAAAGGTGATTTACCTATCCTGAAGAACATCTGCGAAGTCTTCTTCCCGAATTCTCAAGAAGTCGATAAGCATGGTTTCTACGGTGCTTCTGATGCGACTGATGCTCCGTTCTTCGAAGCATTTGTACGCTCATTGCTCTCCTTGCCTAAACACACTAACCACATTGCGGAAGTGTTCTTTAAAGGTAAGAATGCCGTAGTGTCTAAAGAAGTCGCTCAAGCTGAATTGGCCGCTACTACTCTGGATATCTCCTGGATTAAAGATGGGTTTACTGTAAGTGATTACCGTAAAGAGTACCTGATGGTACCACCTCAAGATGGTAATGAAGGGGTAGCTGCTGTAGAGAAAGACAAACAGATTAATGTCAATCCCCAGGCTACTCAGGCTAAGATTAACTGGGAAACCGTTAGCCAACCTCTGCAGGGCAATCCTGCTCAGGTAGCTCAACCTGTTCAAGCACCGGTACAAGCACCTATTCAGCCGGTACAACAGGTACAGTCACAGCCAGTAGCTCAACCTCAAGGTAACCAGTTTATCCAACCCAGACAGGTATACCAAGCTCCTTTAGCCCCTGTATACCAGCAACCTCAACCGGTAATGGGTAATAACCAGTTCTTAGCTGGCCAGCCCCAGCAGCCGTTTAACCAATATCCTCCACAAGGGTATCAGGCGGTAGCACAGCCGGTGAATAACTCAGGTTGGGGATTTGCCCAACCACAAACTTACCAGCAAGGTCCAGCACACCATCAATTCGGTATGTTGTATCAACCTGGCATGGCTAGACAGACCACGCCACAGCAGATGGGGTACCAGTCATTACTGACTCCTCGTCCGCAGTACGGTAATACTCTGTTTAGATAAAACATAGAAGAATACTCTCCTCTACCCGCAATTAGGTAGAGGAGAGTTTCTCTATTAATTTTTATTTTAATAGGGTAATGCTGAAGTTATTTCTCTGTTTCTTAGATACAGATTGACTCCATTAACCAGCTGATTTTTTATTAATGGTCTTGAAGTAGTTATAGAGCTTCTCAACTGAATCGAAATCAGGAATACGGATAGAAAGCATACTCCTTCTGTAATCCGTAGGAGAATGGAGGTTATTCACCCGCATTACTACCCAGTAGTATTTGGGTTGGATGTTGAGTAATCTTAAAATGCCATAGAAGTCGTATTCGAATCTATCGGCGTCAATTGGTGCGATATCGGCTATACGAGATAGATTAGCATCGCTTTTCAGTATTTCTAAATGGTCTTCCAATAAGACTTTAAAGTCCTCATTGCCCAATTCGGCATCATTAAAAGTTTCATCTAACAAAGACATAACCTTAATCACTTTCTTTTCAATCAGTACTTATCCATAAAGAGGATAACTCGACTAGACCAGCTAGTCTCATTGTCCTTTATGGAAAAGAGTATTCCGGTCTATTCATTGACCAGAATACTAATTTATTCAAATGGGAGTAAGAGTAATCCAATTGGATTATAACTCTATATCATTAACATGGTGGTGTCCTTCAGTCGATTGATTGAAGGGATACTTGTTATTCATCTAAACACAATAAGGAGCTATTGTGTCTCAGCAATACGTAGAGAACCAAAATGACGTAAGGTTAAGGGGTCTAACCGCTTTCAATCCCTTCTCCGACACCGTATCTTCATCACGTGGCCAGATGCAGTCAAATGCCTTAACCCAGCATTATGTCATAAATGGCTGCCAGCCAAACTCCATCCAAACAGGGGTAGAACAGGAGTACGGTAACTATACTTATTCCATTAAAACCGAACACAATATCCAGAAGATTGTGGCTATTGTCGACAGATACTTACCGACTGATTACAACGGGATTAAACTCAATCCACAGCGCATTGTAATCTACCAGACATTCGATAATAATGGTAATAAACCGTTATACGGTATTATCGACATCAATAAGTTGTCTATTAACCACACCAAATTCGGTTTCGAATTCAAACCCACCAGTAATGTGGACATGATTCGTGTCGGTAACTCCATTCCCAAAGGAACCGTACTATACGATACACCGGCTAAAGACAATATCGGTAACTACATGATGGGACGAGACCTCAATACGGTATATTCTTCATTAGAAGGAACGATTGAAGACTCGATTCTGATTTCTAAAGAAATCGTACCTTACTTTAAGACTAAGGTATACGCTACCCGTACTATTGAATTAGGGGAGAAAGACTATCCTCTAAACCTATACGGTAGTGATGAGATTTACAAGATTATGCCGGATATCGGGGAGTATTGCAAACCAACAGGCAATGCTTACTCTGGTATTATCATGGCTAAACGCGAGTATCGCCCTGAGCTATTACCGATTACCTTCACTAAAACGAAGACCCGTATCTACGACCCAATCAACGATACGCCTTTAGATGGTAATGGTTCAAATGCCCGTGTAGTAGACATTATTGTCTATAAACAGAATAAAGCTGCTAATTCATTAGCCCCTGAAGTCATGCAGCAGATTGATAAGTACGCTGATGCCTATCTGGACTTCTGTAACCGAATCTTAAAAGAGTATCGGATTATTCAGTCCCAGAATCAGTGGCAGGCAGAATTCACTGATGAATTCGACCAATTGATTCGGCATTGCATGGCCATGACCAATGAGCCACTGCCTGATGAAAAGTTGCAGCGTACCTCTATCCAAAAGGTAACCAACTTTAACCGTAAACTAGACAATGTCGTGATTACGGTCGTTACAGAAGTAGAGAAAGAACTGGGTCCAGGTTTTAAAATAACAGACTGGCTACAAATTATTGATTTATAAAGGAAAATTCAATAATTTGTATTGGTCCTTTCACTGGTAACAGTGGAATGAAAACTCCTCTAATTGCTGGAAACACTCACCGTAGTGAGATTGAGTGATGCTTAGCATTACGAAATAACACTCGTTAAGTACTAAGTACTCGTCTTTATAGGCAGTAATAAACTTAGTAATAGAGTCAATCAGCAGCGAAGCTACTCCAATCTTAGAGTAGTGTGCTCAACGACTATCGAAAAGGTACTAAGGTACACTGAGTAGAGTAGGATACAAGCTATTGGTATCCGAAATGGGGAGAATCCTCGATATTCTATTAGGATATAAGGATTAAGATATAGTCTGGTCTTATACGAGAGTATAAGCTGCTATCTTGTATAGCGGGTATAGCCTAGCGAACTATACTGAACACAAACGTACACGGTGGTAAAGGCGTAGTAGCCCGAGTATTACCACCTGAACAAATGCCTTACGATCCAGTAACAGGGAGAAGAGCAGAGATTGTCATTTCTCCTGAAACGACTGTAAACCGAATGAACTTCGGTCGTATTTACGAACAGTCTTTAAAAGCAGCCTTAGTAGAATTAAGGGATTTCTTGGTAACCACTACTGGTTTAAATGAACATTCTCCTAATCTGAAGCTGGCTGTAGCAGGACTGAATAAAGATATTCTCGGTACTTGCTTTAGACGCATTGAACGGTTCTTGGAAATTACAGTAAAGACCCAATACGAGTTTTATACTAAGCTCTCTTTCCAGGAGAAAACAGAGGATTTATTC